CCGAGCCGTTGGCTCGTTGTCGAGAAGGTGAGTAGCGCTACCCCCTACAACGGGAAGATCGCCACGTGCCGTGTGCACAAGCGCGTGCACACGACGAAAGGCGAGATGATCATCGACACCGGTCGCACGACTCGCGTGAGAGTGGATCGCTTCCGACCGACGTCGACGGGCTACAAGCTCGTCGAGCGCATCGGCGAGTAAGGGGTGGCGTGATGCAACGCGAGATCAAGCTGCTCGACCACGGGTACGTGCGCGTCGTCGAGACGTGGGGAAGCGATGAGCGGATCATCGAGGCCGCTCGGATGTCGACCGCGAAGGGGTTCGAGGGGTGGGGCCCGAAGCCGGTGCGCGTGCCGTCGAAGCTCCCGAGCGGCGGCGAGACGATCGAGATGCGCGCGGGCGACGAGAAGCTGCTGCGCTTCCTCTGGGAGAACGCGCACGCGACGCCGTTCGAGATGGCGGGCGCGATCATCGAGGTGCAGGCGCCGATCTTCGTGTTCCGCGAGTGGCACCGGCACCGCACGCAGAGCTACAACGAGATGAGCGCGCGTTACACGCCGCTCCCCGACGTCAGCTACATGCCGACGGTCGACCGGTGCTTGGTCGTGAACGGCGCGAACAAGCAGGCCAACGCCATCGACGGCGCGAGCTCGCTCACGCACGCGGCCGCGCTCGACTGGCTCGAAGACGTCGCGCGCATCTACGAGCGGTGCGAGGCCGTCTACCAGAAGGGGCTCGCGCTCGGCATTCCCAAGGAGGTCGCGCGCATCGTGATCCCGGTGGGGCGCTACTCGCGGATGCGCGCGAGCGCGAACCTGCGCAACTGGCTCGCGTTCCTCACGCTCCGCTCGGATCGCAACGTCGGCGCGCAGTGGGAGATTCGGCAGTACGGCAACGCGGTCCACGAGCTCCTCGCGCCGGTGTTCCCGCGCACGCTGGCGCTTTTCGATGAAGGAGCACGGCGATGAGCGACGAGAAGGTCAACCACCCATCGCACTACAACGCGCACGCGAGCGGGGTCGAGTGCATCGAGATCGTCGAGCACATGAATTTCAACCGCGGCAACGCGGTAAAGTACGTGTGGCGCGCCGGCGAGAAGGGCGACGAGATCGAGGATCTCAAGAAGGGAATCTGGTACCTACAACGCGAAGTCGCTCGACTTCAGAAGATGCAACTCGGTGCGGCACTTGAAGCACTGATGCCGAAGAAGAGCGCGAAGAAGAAGTGAGCGATGCCCGCGTTTGTTGATCTTGCCGGTCAACGATTCGGTCGACTCATCGCGGGTCGCGATGTGCGAGTCGGTATCGGGTCGAAAAGCGTCGCGTGGATATGCGTGTGCGACTGCGGGAAGGTTTGCACCATTCTCACTCGTCATCTTCGCAGTGGTGCGACGATCAGTTGTGGGTGCGCGCGCACCGATCAACTCCACGGGCGCGCTCGTCACGGCTACGCGCGCAAGGGTGCGGTTCATCCGTTGCACGTCGCGTGGCGTCACATGCTCGCGCGATGCGAGAACCCACGCGATCCGCGGTTCAAGACGTACGGTGCGCGCGGCATCACCGTCTGCGAACGGTGGCACGTCTTCGAGAACTTCCTGGCAGACATGGGAGAGCGGCCTCCCGGTGTGACGCGTGGAGGTCGAGCGCTCTACAGCATCGACCGAATCGACAACGACCGCGGGTACGAGCCGGGCAACTGCAAGTGGTCGACTCCGAAAGAGCAGATGCAACGTACGACGAGGTGGCCGAGATGAATATCGTTGTTTGTAGTGATGCTCACTTGGATCACACGACCGCGGGCGTCTCGCGCTTCGCAGAGATCGAGCGCGGGATGCTCGAAGCCGCGGCGCACGCGAGCCGCATCGCGGCCGACGCGTTCGTCTTTGCGGGCGATCTCTGCGACCCCGATTCGGGGCCGGTGGTGTTGCGGTGCGCGCGCGTGGCGGTGCACATCGCGCACGCGCTCGAACGCGCCGACATTCCTTCGCTTTGGCTCGCGGGCAACCACGACGTCGCCCACGACGGCAACGGAACGACGTCGCTCTCGCCGCTGCACGCGATCGCTGAGGTGTACGACGTGCCGGGGATCGCGACGGGGCGGCACGACTGGTCGCACGACCTGCTCATGCTGCCGCACGTCTCGGGGGCGATCGACTACTCGGCGCGCGTGCGTGAGCTCGCGGCGATCGCGACCAAGCCGCTGGTCATCTTCTCGCACCTGACGATCCCGGGGATCGATCCCGGCGAGGAGTCGACCGAGATGCCCCGCGGGGCCGAGCGCACGTTGCCGATCGAGGCGATCGAGGCGTTGCCGCAAGTCGCGTGCGTGATCTCGGGCCACTACCACGAACGCGCGAGCTACTTCCTCAAGGGCGGTCGCGCGTGCGTCGGCAACCCCGGGGCGCAGATCGAGCTGCACGTCGTCGGCTCGCTCGCGCGGCTCACGTTCGGCGAAGAGCGGCACCGGCCTGGCTACATCGTCGTGGAGGTCTAGATGTCGAGGAAGAAGATCGAGACGACCGCGGAACGTTCCGCGGTGGGGCGCATCGAGCACGTCGAGATCGGTGCGTCGCGGCTCGTGACGATCGACGCCGATCACGGATTGTGGAAAGGGCAGGCCGGCGTCGGTGACTTCAAGGGGGCGATCGTGCGACTGCGGCCGCCGCTCGACTGCCCGGGTGAAGTCGTCGCGACGATCCGCGAGCTCGTGATGACGTCGGGCGCTCTCGCGGTGCGGCTGCTGCCGACGCGGCGAAGCGAGGTCGTGACGCAGCAGCGCGCGCGCCACGCGCAGAAGGTGACCGCGCGTGACGTCGGCAAGCAGATCGTCGCGGCATCGAGTCACCCGGATCGCGCGGCGCTGCTCGCGCGTGTGGAAGCGCGGCTCGACGAAGTTGGGCTGTAGGAGGCACGCGTGCGCATCGCATCGATCAAGCTGAAAAACTGGGAGCCGTTTCGGGGTGAGCACACGCTCGACCTCGAAGCCAAGACCTACGCGATCGTCGCGCAGCGCTCGGACAACCCCGACGCCTCGAACTGGGCGGGCAAGAGCTCGCTGCTGCGCGCGATCGACTTCGGCCTCTACGGGCGCCACGTGCACCCGAAGGCGAACGGCTGGATCTCGGAGGGCGAGACGTCGGGCGAGGTCGTGATCACGCTCGACGATGGCGCACGCATCACGCGCACGCGCAGCGGCTCCACCGCGACGAAGGTCTGGTGGTACCCGGCGAACGGTGGCGCGGCCGCGATGGGCGACGAGGCCGAGAAGGCGATCGTGCTGGCGATCGGGCTCACGGCGAAGGACTTCCGCGCGAGCTCCTACTTCGAGCAGCGCGCGATGGGGCGCATCGTGCTCATGGAGGCCGGGCCGCGCATGGAGCTCGTGTCCGAGTGGCTCCGGATGGGGCCGCTGCAGGACGCCGAGCAGACCGAGCGCGACGCGTGTTCGGCGCTGGTCGAGAAGACCGAGAAGGCGGACCGCGCGCTCTCGATCCAGACCGAGCTGCGGGCGCGCGCGCTCGCGGACCAGAACGCGGTGACGCTCGCCGAGCTCAAGGACGACCAGGCGACGTGCGAGGCCGACCTCGGCACCGCCAACGCCCGGCTCAAGAGCGCGCGTGAAGCGTCCGAGGCGAACGAGCGGCTCCTGGCCGCCGAGGACGCGAAGACGCGCCTGGATGCCCTCGTCGCGGACGGCAAGGCGCTCGCGGCGGAGGTCGACGCCGGCGACCGCCCGGTGATCACCGACGCCGACGTCGAGAACATCTCCGAGCGTGCGCATCGGCTGCGTGGCGAGGCAGCCGAGTGGGGCGCGAAGGCGACGGCGGCGGAGCGCGGGCTCGTGCAGAAGCGACGGCTCGCCGCTGGGCAGTTCGACGGCGCGTGCCCGGTCGCGACGATCGCGTGCCCGGCGAAGGTGCAGATCAACGCGATGCGCGACGAGCACGCGCGCGCGCTGACCGCGGCGATGCACGAGTCGGCGGAGCTCGATCAGGCCGCGCACGCGGCGCGGTCAGAAGCCGATGAGGCGAGCGCGATGGTGCAGGAGCACGAGCGCAAGCGCGCGCGCCTCGACTCGATGCGCAACGAGGCCGCGCGCCTGCAGGAGCAGATCGAGGTGCTCGACACGGCGACGCCGATGGCGCGCGCGACGCTCGCCTTCGAGAACGAGAAGGCGCAGCGCGACGTCGTGGAACTGCGCACGGAGCGCGACTCGCGCCAGCGAGCGATCGCGGACGTCGAGAAGGCGGACGTGGAGATCGCGCGGCTGCAGGCCGAGCTCGTGAGCCTGCGTACGGAGGCCGAGCTCGCGCGCGCCTGCCTCGCCGTGATCGGCAAGCAGGGGATCCAGCGCCGGCTCGCCGAGGGCGCGCTCGGTGAGATCGAAAGTGAGGCCAACGATCTCCTCGCGGCTGCTGGTATCGGCCTCACGGTCGGAGTGAAGTGGTCGCGTGAGGGTAGTGGGCTTGCGGCATCGTGCGATGCATGTGGGCTCGCGTTCCCAACGAGCGCGAAGGTGAAAGTGTGCACGCGATGCAACACGGCACGCGGGCCGAACTTGGTGAACAAGTTGGAGATCGAGCTCTCCAACCGGTCGGGTGCTGCCGAAGACCTATCTGGTGCAGCGATTCAACTCGCTGCCTCTGCGTGGCTGCGTGATGACCGCAGTAGTCCCTGGAGCGTCGCGCTGATCGACGAGCCGTTCGGGTCGCTCGATCGTAATCTGCGTCGCGCATTTGCGACGCACCTCGCCGCGTTTCTCTCGCGTCGTCATTCGGTGGAGCAGGCATTTATCATCAGCCATTCGCCCGAGACGGTGGAGATGCTTCCAGGTCGAATCTTGGTGGTTCGCGATGGAGCATGGAGCCGAGCTAGCGTCGTCGCATGAGGTTTGTCGATCTCACCGGACAGCGATTCGTGCGTTTGTTGGTCGTCGCGCGCGTTGGGAATCGTGGACCGCGTGTGACGTGGAAAGTCGTCTGCGACTGCGGCGAGACAGGAGTCGTGCTCGGGTGCAATCTCACAAGCGGCAATACGCGTAGCTGTGGGTGTTTGAATCGTGAAGTCACGCTCGCGCGGGTCACGACGCACGGCGAGAGCAAGACCGCTGAATACGATGTCTGGACAGGGATCAAGAATCGTTGCGCGAACGAGAACGAACCCGCGTTCAAGAACTACGGCGGTCGCGGGATCCGCGTGTGCGTGCGGTGGCTCGACTCGTTCGAGAACTTCTTGCTCGATGTCGGTCGTCGACCGAGTGCGATGCATACCCTCGAACGCGTGAACAACGACGGCAACTACGAGCCCGGCAACGTGCGCTGGGCGACTCGCACTGAGCAGAGTCGAAACCGTCGCAGCAACAAGATGCTCACCTTCGGGTCGGAGACGATGTGCCTCGCTGCGTGGGCGGAGCGGGTTGGGCTTTCATCCGATTGCATCGCAGAACGCCTACGCCTCGGGTGGTCTATCGATCAGGCGCTCACGCTGTCGAAGGGAGTGCGTCGTGGCACGTAGACCCCTCCGCGCGATCGTCTGCGGGCTCGATCTCTCGCTGCGCGGCACGGGGGTCGCGATCGTCGACGCCACGACCTGGGGGCTCGACGTGACGCGCGTGCGCACGCGCCGGTTCGGCGAGCAGCTGCCGAAGACCGCGAGCCCGGACGAGAAGGCCGACCGGCTCGATCTCATCGTGAACGCGGTGCTCGTGGAGATCGTCGCGCGCGGCGTGACGCACGTGTTCGTCGAGGACTACTCGTATGGGATGGCGCAGGGCGCGCACCAGCTGGGCGAGCTCGGAGGCACGATCCGGCTCTGCCTGCGGCGCGCGTTCGGGCACGCGCCGACGCCGGTGAACAACTCGACCGCGCGGCGGTTCTTTCTCGGCGCCGGCGCGCCGCGCAAGGGCATCAAGAACCACGTCGCCGCGGTGGGCAAGGCGATGAAGCTCCCCTTCGCCGGCGACGAGCTCGATGCGTTCGTGGTCGCGAACTACGGGCTGAGCGAGCTGGGTTTCCCGGCGCTCTCGATCGGATAGGCTCCCGGGCACCATGGCGAAGGCACCGGTGTCGAAGTGGGCGGAGTCGAAGCGCAGCGGCGACTACGCGAGCGCGAAGGCGAAGGCCGACCAGGCGTCCGCGACGGCGGCGAACCACGGCAACGAGCTCCGGTCGAGTGCGGAGAGCGCGAAGCTTCACGACCGCGCGGCGAGCCTGCACAAGGAGGCCTCGAAGCTCGCGACGACGTCGCGCGACAAGAAGGACCACGACCGCTACGCGCTGGAGCACACGCGCGACAAGGCCGCGCACGAAGGCTACGCGGTCGAGCCCGAGAAGGCCGATCACTACAGCAAGCTGGCGAGCGATGCGTCGGCGCGCGCGGGTCGCGAAGAGGCGCGCGGTTCGTCGCAGAAGGACGAGTACCACCGCATCGCCGCGGACGCGCACGCGAAGGCTGCGAACCTCCAGCTCGAAGCCGGCAACAAGACCAAGGCGCTCGACCACGCTGGGCGCGCGCAGCTTCACGCGAGTGCTTCGGGCGACGACAAATACGTCCGCGATGAGCTCGGCCGCTTCGCCGGGAAGTAGGATCAGAACATGAGCCGCAAGTATTCGAGCGCAGCGGGCACGGCGAAGCTCGCGACGGACGTCGCCAATGAGCGCGGTGGTGCGGCTGCACACGTCGAAGCGGCGGGTGCACATCGGCGCGCGGCGTCGGTTGCGACCGCGCTCGGGCGTCACACCGAAGCGGCCACGCACCAGGCGCAGGCGAGCAGTCACGACCGCGCGTCTGCAGATCAGGGAGCGCTGGCGAAGTGGGCGTCGGATCGGCGAGCGGGTCGTGTCGAGTTCGTGCCGGGGCTGGAGAAGGCGTTGGGCCGAGCCGCGCAGGCCGCGACGACGAAGGCCGAGTCGGCGTCAGCGAAGGCGAACGCGGCGTCGCATCCCGATTCGCGCAAGCCCGATCACGAGGCGTCGCAGCTCCACGTCGAGGCGTATCACGCGCACATGGCTGCGGAGGCCGCGCACAAGGAGGCTGAGAATCCGGAGCGCGCGCGCGAGCACATGGTCGAGTCGTCGTTGCACGCGATCAAGGCGCGCGAGCACCAGGAGGCGTACGTCGCCGGTGGAGGGTTCAAGACCTCGATCGATAAGAGCGCGAGCGGTGGTACGAGCACCATCCCGCGAGACGAGCACGGGCGCTTCGCGTCGAAGTAGGATCCCACCATGGCGAGTTCTCCGGTGCAGAAGTGGGCGGCGTCGAAGGTGCCCGACATGAAGGCGGTCGAGAAGGCCGCGCGCAACGCGTTCGGCCAGTCGACGGCCGCCGGCGAGGCGAAGTCGATGGGTCGCGACACCGCGAAGATGCACAGCGACGCCTCGGCCGCGCACCGGTCTGCCGCGTCGGTGGCGACCAACGCAGGCATGTTCGCGCGTGCGAATCAGCACGAGATGATCGCGCGCGGGCACGACGTCGATGCGATGAAGCTCGGGTCGAAGGCCGAGCCGAAGGCGGCTGCGAAGCCCGCTGGCGGTGGTGCGAAGTCAGCGATCGATCTCGCGCGTCACGCCGAGTCGCTCACGCAGAAGCAGAACGGCGAGAGCGGCCACCGCGACGCCGAGAAGGCGCACCTCGCGGCTGCGTCTGCCTACCGTGCCGAGGGCAACCGCGAGCGCGCGGACCATCACACGCACGAGGCCGCCACGCACGACAGGCTCGCCGAACGGATCGCGAACGAGCGCAACGATCCCGACGACATGCCTCGCGACGACCACGGACGCTTCGCGTCGAAGTGAGCCGCTGATACCGTCGGGCGCGGAGGCGCGCACCATGGGACGAGTGGCGATGGACGGAGCAGCTGCGGCTGCTCCTGAGAAGGTTGCTGCGAAGCGTTCGAAGAAGGCTGACGCGACGAAGGTCGTGAACCTCGGCTACGAGCTCGTCGATCCGTCGACGCTCAAGGAGCACCCGCGCAACGCGCGGCGCGGCAACATCAAGTCGATCGACGAGTCGGTCGGCAGCAATGGCTTCTACGGTGCGATCGTCGTGCAGAAGAGCACGCGCACGATCCTCAAGGGCAACCACACCTACCAGGTCGCGGTGGCGCGCCGGATGGCGTCGGTGCCGGTGATCTGGGTCGAGGTCGACGCGAAGACCGAGCAGCGGATCCTCATCGCGGACAACCGCACGTCCGACCTCGCCGGCTACGAGGACAAGGATCTTCTCGCGCTGCTGGTCGAGATGCAGAGCGAGCACAACCTCGTCGGCACCGGCTACAACGACGACGCGGTGATGCGCATGATCGCGTCGTCCGAAGAGGGGCGTCGCGCGACGATCACCGAGGACACGCCTCCGCCGGTGCCGAAGGTCGCGGAGACGAAGGTCGGCGATCTCTACCGGCTCGGTGACCACTTGCTCGTGTGCGCGGACTCGAAGACCTCGTCCGAGGTTGAGCGCGTGATGGGCGGCGCGCTTGCCGACATGGTGTGGACCGACCCGCCCTACGGCGTCGCCTACAAGGGTGGGACGGCCGAGGGGCTGACGATCGAGAACGACGATCTCGACGCGCCGGCGCTGCGCGAGTTCCTGCGCACGACGCTGGGCGTCGCGTACTCACTCGCGAAGCCCGGCTCGGCTTGGTACGTCGCGGCGCCGTCGGGGAACCTCTTCTTGGAGTTCGCGGCGGTGCTCGGGCGCGAGGGCTTCGACGTCTGGAAGCACACCATCGTCTGGGTGAAGGATTCGCTCGTGCTCGGGCGCGCCGACTACCACTACCGGCACGAGTCGATCTTCTACGGGTGGAAGGAGGGCGCGGGTCACTTCTTCATCGACGACCGCAAGCAGGACACGGTCTGGGAGATCGCGCGGCCGAAGAAGTCGACCGACCACCCGACGATGAAGCCGGTCGAGCTCGTCGCGCGCGCGATCCAGAACAACACCGTGCGCGGTGGCATCGTGCTGGACGTCTTCGGCGGCAGCGGCACGACGCTCATCGCGGCCGAGCAGACCGGGCGCAGCGCGCGCCTGGTCGAGAAGTCGCCGAACTACTGCGACGTGATCGTGAAGCGATGGCAGGCGCTCACCGGGCGCACGGCAGAGAAGCTGTGATCTCGGACCGGGTGCGCCGGTGGTTGATCCGCATCGGCGAGAAGCTTTCGAAGACGTACTTCGAGGGGCCAGAGCCGCCCGAGCGGATCGCCGAGATGGCGCGCGCGTTCGCCTCGATGAACCCGCGCGCGACGAAGGGCGAGTGGCTCGCGATGAGCGAGGAGCTCGCGCGTGAGGCGTACCGGTCCGGGTGGACGCGCGGCTTCGAATTCGCGGAGCGGGATCCCGATGAGCCGAACCCGGCACCGGAGGAGCTCGCGGACGTGATGTCGCCGGGCTGGCGCGACCGCGCGCACGATTGGCGCTGGGCAACGGACCTGCCGGTGCCGACCGAGCTCGATCGCGTGCCCGACGACGCCGGCCCGACCGTCGACGAGCGGATCGCGGCATTGATCGAAGCCAGCAGGACGCGCCGCGATTGAAAAACGTTTTTCGATCACGCGCCGAGGAGGACCGATGGACGCCGATGGGCTGCGAACGTGGGTGGAGACGATCCGAGGCGCGCGGCGCGCGCTGATGCACCGGGCGACGGGCCGCTTCGGCGCGGTCGTGGAGTTCTACGACGGCGTCGAGAAGGTCTACCGGTCGACCGAGGACGGCTCGCTCACCGAGGGGCCGGTCGTCGAGCTCTCCTCGGGAGACGCGTTCCACGTGTATGCGGACGAGGACGGGTTCGGACCCGAGATGACGTTCCGCGCGCTCACGGTCGCCGAGACGCGCTTCTGGAGCCTCACGATGAGCGCGATCGCGGCCGCGGTCGGCGAGATCGCCGCGGCGGGTGCGGCGAACAAGATCCCAGAGGACATCGGGCCGGCGATGATCGCGGCGGCGCTGCGCCATCAGGCGACCGCGATCGCGGGGCCGATCGGTGACGAGGCGGTGCTGTGATCTTCGCGATCGAATCGGTGGAAGGCGCGCAAGGGACGCTCGCGCGAGTCGTCTTCGTCGACGCGCCGAGCTTCTACGACGCGCGCGAGTGGGGTCGCGCGAAGTACGGCGAGCGGCTCCAGCTGGTGCTCGCGCACACGAAGCCGATCCTCGACAGCGACGGCCCGGTGCTCAAGGTCGGCGCGGTGCACCAGACGCCGTACGAGCGCGAGAGCGAGCACCGCGAGTCGATCACGGCGCGCGCGTACGAGAAGGGGCTCAAGGTCGGCATCGAGCGCGGGCGCGAGGAGATCCTCCGCGCCGGTCCTGGGCGTGCGTTCGACTACCCACCGGTGGCGCCTGCCGCCAAGTCGAGGAAGCGATGAGCCAAGCCGCCAACGTGCACAACGCCATCGCGTCGCTCGTGGCGCTCTACGGGCAGACGCTCGCCGAGCAGGCGCGCGAGGCCGAGGCCGCGGTGAAGTCGCGCGACACGCAGATCGCGAGCCAGAGCGTGGTCATCGATTCGCTCAAGGTGGACCTCAAGGGGGTCGTGGCGGATCTCGCGAAGGCGAAGGCGCAGATCGAAGATGCGCGCGCCGAGCTCCTCGACCGCGAGGAGGTGATCGCGAATCAGGCGCAGTCGATCACCGAGGTCACGGCGCGCGCGGAGAACTTGAACCTGACGATGCTCCGTCAGTCGCGCGATCTCGATGCGTTGCGCGAGGCGTGGACGCAGCGTGGCAACGAGGCGCAGGAGCTCCGTGCCGCGCTTGCGGCTGCGACGGGAGCGCCGGGCTGATGGACGGCATCTCGACGACCTCGCGCGAGCTCGACGCGTTCCTCGCGCTCGCGCACGGGCCGAAGGCAGCGGCGTGGCTCGTGCGGCGGTTCCGCAGGTCGCTGAAGCAGTTCGGCGTGTTCTTCGTCGAGGTGAACCGCGGCCAGCAGGTGCCGCGCTGGTTCAGGCTCGCGATCGCGTCGCTGCGATCGCCGACGCACGCGCACGTCTGGACGGTGCTCTCGGTGCACCGGATCGGCTACGGAAACTCGCGGTTCGTCGTGAAGTGGAAGCTCTGGCCACACGAGGCCAAGCGCGCTGCGAAGCGGAGGTCGTGATGGCGCGGATACCTAAAACACTCTATTGGCGGCACCACGGTCCCGAGCTTCACGTGTGCGTCTCGCGCCGCGGGCGCATCCTCCGCGCGCGCCTCGTCGCACCGCCGCGGATGAAGTCGGGGATGATCGGACGCATCTCGGACGTCGTGTTCTACGGGTACATCGACACGAACGACGTCGAGTACGTGCCGGTGAAGATCGTGAGTCGCGACAGCGTGATCGCGACCTTCGGGGAGATCGGCTGATGGCACGCGTCAGCGAGAGCGCGACGCACGTGATCGAGCGGCCGGACTTCGCGCCGCACGTGCTTGCGACCTGGGAGCGCCGGCGCGTCGACGAGAGCGGTGAGGTGCCGCCGCAGCGGATCGAGCTCCGGTGTGATCGGTGCGAGGCGACGCACCTCGTGATCTGCCAATCCGGGCAGGTACGGCGGCACATTCACGCGTTCGGCGTGGCGCATCTGCACCGCGACGCGCTCTCGCGATAGGCTCCGACCACCATGGCGAAAGACGTCGGCGCGAAGGTCGAGACCTCGAAGTACACCGGGCGCGTCGGCGTGACCGGCAAGGTCATCGGCAAGGTCGAGAAGGCACCGGTCTCGACCTGGGCTGCGGCGAAGCGTGATCGCGTCGAGGGATCGTTCGGGCGCGCGGTGAACGCGATCGCAGACGCGAGCCACGCCTCCTCCGACGCGAACATCAGCAACACCGCGGATGCGCATCTCCGCGCGGCGAAGGCGTACGACCGCGCTGCGGAAGTCGTGAAGTCGCGCGGTGGTGATCATGAGCACTACGCACGCGAGGCCGATGGCCATCGCGAGAAGGCTGCGAAGGCGAGCGATCTTCCCGGGCGCATGAAGGCGAGCGCGGAGAAGATGCACGGAGCCGCGTACGCGGCGAGCGACAAGGCGAACCAGACCGGCAAGGCAGCCGATCACGTCGACGCCGCGCAATCGCACGCGCGCGCCGCTGGGCAGTTTCCATCGGGCGATCCGCGCAAGCGCGCGCACCTCGACACCGCGGCGAATCACAAGGAGGCCGCGCGCACCGGCGCGAAGGCCGCGGGCGTTTCGGGCGATGATCGGCCGCGCGATGAACGTGGTCGGTTCGCGTCGAAGTAGCGGGGATTCCCGGGCGAAAAAAAAAACTTTGCATTGCCCGCGAGGCGAGCTAGCTTGGTCTCCACGGACGGCGCTTGAGGGCGCACCAAGGAGGCTCAGATGGCGATGATCCCGACGACCCTGATCGTGGCGCTTGCGGTGCAGAACGTGGAGCTCTGGCGCGCGCCCGAGAACGAGAACCCGCTCCCCGGTGCGTCGGCCCCCGACTTCGCGGAGGCCTCCTGGGAGGTGGCGCGCGACAGCGACGAGCGCTTCGAGCGCTACAGCGACGAGGAGCTCGCGGCGTCGTGGCCGACCTACCTGCGCGCCTTCATGGCCGCGGCGGCGGTGTCGTGATGGCCCGCGCGCTCACGAAGTTCACGCCCGGCGACTGGGGCTGCTACTCGGGCGCCGAGCGCTTCGCCGGCGGCGGTGAGCCGCTCATCGGCGGGATCATGATCATCGTCGCCTCGGACGAGGCCGGCTGGGTGAACGACTCGATGCTGGCCGACGTGATCGTGCACGGCGCAGGCGTGATCGTCGCGGTGACGCCCGAGTGCATGCTCGGGATCGCGTGCCCGACGAAGGCCGCGGCGGTGGCGATCGCCAAGCTGCTCCCGCAATCGATCACGCAAGAGGAGCTCCACGAGCTCGGCTTCGCCGATATCGGCTGAACATGGATGCGAAGACGAAGGCCACCGTCCGCAACAGCGCGCGCGACTCGTACGCCGTTGCGGACGCGTGCGAGCGGCTCGCCAGCGCGCTCGCCGCGCACGACCCCGAGGGGGCTGCCGAATGGCGTGCGGATGCGAAGCGCGCCAACACCGCGGCGCGCGCGGCGATGCGTAGGCTCGGGCGGTGGGGGCGCGACGCGTACCTTCGGGTGGAGCTCGAACGATCGGAGGCGAACGACACCGCGTACCTGATGCTCACCGACGCAGATCACTAGGACCGATGTATGGCCCCCGAGGGGGCAGGAGAGATCACGATGGCGACGCTTCGACGCTTCACGAAAAACGACTGGGATGGGTTCGCCGGCGCCACGCACTTCGCGGACGGCGCCGACCCGCTGATCGCGTACATCAAGATCGCCTTCCCGGAGGCGCAGTACGACGCGGTGCTCGTCGTCGACGGCGAGGGGATCGCGGTCATGGCGTGCGACGACGCCGGCATCGAGATCGGCCTCTGGGCGAACCACAAGATCCCGGTGCACGAAGCGGTGCTCCTCGGTGCGACGTTGCCCGCGGTGGTCTCGCCCGAGACGCTGGTCGCGGCCGGGCTGGAGGATCACTCGTGATCGGCGCGGTGCCGATGCACGAGATGGTCGAGCGCGCGGAGCGCGTCGCCGAGGCGCAGGCCCAGGCGCGCACCGGCGCTCGCGCGTGGTGGTTCAGCGCGTGGGGCACGCGCTACGACTCGGGCTGGTGCTTCGGCGCCTCGCCCGAGGCCGCGCGTGAGCGCGTCGTGAGCGAGCTCGCCGCGCGCGGCTTCCGCGGCACGTACGCGATCTGCCTCACCACGCGCGAGGGCAACGAGTCGGTGCGCTTCGAGCGCGTGGAGATCGGCAAGTGAGCCCGCGGCGCGTGCGGTGCGTAGCGCCGCGACGAGCTCCTCGCCTCGTACCCGATGCAATCGGTCGTGCGGCTCATCGTGGCGGCGCTCGATCGGCTGCACGCGGGCGAAGTCGTCGAGGTGGCGCGCCTCCGGATCTGGCGCATCTCGTGATCCATGGGTTCGCGGAACCCGCAAGAAAAACCGCACCTAATAAAAAAACTTGCAAGGTGCCGGTCCGTGCGTATGCTGGGTCTCAGGCGACGACGAACCGGCCCCCGAGGGGGCAGAAGGCGCAGGACCAGATGGCGATCAACAACCGACCGACGATGAGCACGGAAGAGGCGATCAACGAGGCGCGCGCGACGATCCGCGCCGCCGGCATCCGCGGCCTCCGCGCCCTCCCCGAGTCGAGCGGCGATTACATCTGCGCCGAATTCGAGCGCGCCGACCGCCGCGTGAACTGCACCCTCTACGTGCGCACCGGGTACCCGCGCACCGAGAAGGCGACCTGGAAGGGCGCGGGCGAGAACGAGATGGTCTTCGGGACCACGATCGTGGTCGAGATCACCTGGTCGAGCACCGGGCGCACGCCTGCCGAGGCGATCGCGTGCATCAAGCTATACACCGAGGTCGCGGAGCTCGCGGCGGAGCTCGAAGCCCGCTTCGCGCACGACCGGATCGGCGAGGTGCTCGACGTGACGCCGAAGGCCGGCTGAGCGCGGCATCGACGGAGGCGCCGCCCGACCGGGCGGAGCGAGGGCAACCTCGCCAGCGGGTTCGACCCCCGCGCGGCGCGCCACGATTGAAAAACGTTTTTCGATCGCGAACCCAGACCCCAAACCAGGAGAGACCGATGCCCCGCATGCCGCTCGCTGCCACCGCCACCGTCGACGCGATCCGCTACTTCACCCTCACCGCGTTCCACACGAACCCCGAGCTCGTGTGCGTCGCCCTCGGCGACGCCGCGCTCTACGTGCAGGCCGCCGACTGGGACCGCGCGTGCGAGGAGCTCGTGAGCCGCTACCCGGGCGCCGGCGCGCCGACCGTGACGCCGAGCCCCGCGCGCGCTGCAGCCCCGCAGGCCGCGCCGGCGGCGCCGACCACCCTGGCGACCGCGGCGCCGGTGACGACGCTTGCCAGCCCCCTCCGCGTGGCGCCGGCGGTGCAGCGCGGCGTGATGGTGGACCTGGAGGGCGCGGTGCGCTCCGGCAACGACCTCGCGCTCGCCGAGGCCGCGGGCTTCGCGCCGAAGCAGCCCTACTTCACGCGCGGCACGATGGTCGTCGACATCGGCGTCGAGAACGCGCGCCAGATGCGCATCGAGCACGACGCGAAGCCGACCGCGTTCGAGGCGTGCGGCGACTTCTCGAAGCGGATCCTCGGCGAGCAGCGGTGCGACGAGATCGTCGGCGTGCACGGCCTCGGCATGGAGCCGACCGGGCACCTCTACGACGACGCGACCGAGCGCCGGTACGTGCTGCAGCAGGCCGCGTTCGAAGGCTTCTGCAACCGGCTCGGGTTCGGCGGCGCCGCGTACCTGACGAAGTGCTGGCCGGTGCTCCGGCAGCACAACGTGAACGCGTGGCTCGGTGAGATCGCGACGCGCGAGGACAGCGCGCGCGCCGACCACGCCGAGGAGCAGGCGCGCCTCGCGCCCTCCAAGCGCCGCGCCTTCGAGCCCGCGGAGCTCAAGTTCCGCACGCGCAACGGCGCCGCCGGGCGCGAGGTGTTCGGGATCGTTTCGCCGAGCTACCCGACCTTCGACGTGAACCTGATCGCGGACGCGATCGCGCTCGCCGCGCCGCCGGATGCGCGCTGCGTGATCGACTACGACGGCACGCGCGCGCGCTTCGAGGTGATGTTCCGCAGTGACGTGCTCCCGGAGAAGTACGTGGCCGGCGAGTTTTTCAAGGCCGGCGTCATCATCCGCAGCGACGACACCGGGCGCGGATCGCTCCGCGGCAGCGCGACGATCTTCCAGAACCTCTGCCTCAACCTGATCTGCATCGACGAAGCGCGCCAAGACCTCTTCGCGATCCCGCACATCGGATCGGTCGAGGCGATGGCGGCGAAGTTCCGCGACGGGTTCAAGAAGGCGCTCGGGCGGATCGAGCCCTTCCTCAAGGCGTGGAACTACTCGCTCACCGACGACGTGCTCGCGACGGCGCGCACGATCGACCCCGAGGTGCCGATGAGCGTCGAGGAAGCGCTCCCCGGGCTCTTCACCGCGATCGTCGAGCGCGAGCTCGTGCCGGTGCGCGGTCGCACGGTCGATGCGGTGCCGAAGCTGATGCAGATGTGGCACGAGGACACGAGCGCGGCGCGCCTCGACGCCTCGGTGGCGACGCGCGGCTCGATCGTCAACGCGTTCACCCGCTACGCGCACAAGGTGAACGACGACGCGTTCTTCGCGGACGAGATCCAGCGCGCCGCCGGCAAGATGCTCTTCGGGCGCAAGGGGCAGAAGCCCGCGCCGTTGCCCTGGATGCCGGTCAACGCGTGAGCGCGTAGCGCGTGAGCGCGTAGCGCGTGAGCGGGGGAGCGGTGCTCCCCCCTTGCGCCCGCTAGCGGCTACGTGGCGCGCGGACGCGTGCGTTCACGGGCGGGGTTCGACTCCCCGCGCGGGCACCGAGACCACCAACCGAGGAGAGAGGCCGATGGACCAGACCGCTTCGACGACCACGCGCGCGAGCGCCGACGACGGCTACGACACGTTCTTGAACGCGGTGAGGCGCCGCTACGCCCAGTACGCGCTCGCGGTCGAGCACACGCTCTACCAGACCAGCGCGCGCGAGGTGCTCTGGAAGGCGTACCTCGATGCGGCGCCGCCCGGTGAGCGGCAGCAGCGCAACTGCCGCTCGTGCCAGCAGTTCGTGGAGCGCTTCGGCGCGCTCGTGTGGGTCGACGACGACGGCGCGCAGTACTCGGTGATGTGGAATCCCGAGACGGCGCCGCCGGCGTACCGCGAGGTCGCGAAGGCGATGCAGCATCTGGCCGAACGCGCGACCGTCGAGGGCGTGTTCCTCTCGACCGAGAAGGTCTGGGGCACGCCGTACACGGGCGAGGTCGAGGCACCGACTTGGATGCACTTCGCGGTCGTGCCGCCGTCGCTCAATCTGCACCGCAACCCGATCTTCGACGCCGGGCAGGTGATGGCGGAGAAGCGCCAGGACTTCGAGATGCTCGGTCGCTCGTTGAACGACTTCCCGCTCGCGGCGGTGCGTGAGGCGTACGCGCTGCTCACGACCGAGAAGCTGTACCGGTCGGAGAAGTGCATCGGGGTCGCGAGCTGGCTTCTCAACCTCCACGAGCGGCTCGCCGCGGTGTCACCGCGCGCGCGGCGCAACCTCATCTGGCGCGCGGTGGCGCTCGCGCCTCCGGGCTTCGTGCACGTGCGCAGCGGGATGATCGGTACGCTGCTCGAAGACGTGATCGCGCAGGTGCCGTTCGCGACGCTCAAGCGGAAGTTCGACGAGAAGATGAACCCGCTGCAGTACCAGCGCCCGACCGCCGCGCCCTCGGACGGGCAGATCGACCAGGCCGAGAAGATCACGAGCAAGCTGCGCAGCGCCGGCGCGCTGGAGCGTCGCTTCGCGCGCATCTCGGACACGCGGCCGCTGTGGATCCCGAGCCCGCCGAAGGTGACGCCGCCGAGCGGTGGCGTGTTCGGGCACCTCAAGTCGAAGAGCCCGCTCGACGCGCTCATCGATCTCAAGGTGCCGGCGACGGTCATGACTTGGTCGAAGTTCGAGCGCACGGTGCTATCGGGTGCCGAGAAGATCGAGTGCCTCGTGCCGCACGGACACGCGAACTTTTGCGCCTACACGACCGCGACCAACGCGGACGCGCCGCCGATCCTCCAGTGGGATCGCGAGGAGCTCCGCAACCCGGTCTCCTGGTACGTGTACGTCTCGGGCTCGCCGGCGTCGCAGTGGTCGATCACGCCCGGCTGGTGCGAGGTCTCCGCGGTGATCTTGCAGCCGACGATGTGGGATCCCGAGCGCGCGTACGCGCACCAGAGCGAGTCGGTGCTCTTCGCGCTGAAGGGCGCGCGCGACGCGCGCCGGGGCGTCGGGTTCTTCGTCGAGCAGCTGCGCGCCGAGTACCACGGCATCCGCAAGACCCTCGAAGCGTACGCGCGCCGGATGGAGCTCACCGGGCGCGAGGACGAGAACCTCGCGAGCGGCCTGCGCTTCCAGAAGGGCAGCGAGACCGCGATCGACGAGCGCATCGTGCGCGTGACCGCGCGCGGTGTCGTGACGACCTTCAAGCTGGATCGGTGGGATTGAACATGGACGCCTTCGACGACTTCGCCCCCATCGACCCGAACCGCCCCGTGCCGCAACCGTTCGTCGAGAGCGCCTACCAGGCCGCGATCTGCAACGACGCCGAGACCGGCAGCGACCACGTGCTCGTGCGGGCGCGCGCGGGCTCGGGCAAGACCGAGACGATCGTGCGCGCGATCCGCCGCATCCCCGAGCGCCACATGGGCAGCGTGCTGCTCGCGGCGTTCAACTCGAAGATCGCCGACGAGCTGCGCCGGCGCGCGCCCTCGACGTCGGACGTCATGACGCTGCACTCGTACGGCTTCCGCGCGGTGATCCGCCACCTCGGCGGCAAGCCCGAGGTCGACAAGTGGAAGGTGCACGGGATGGCGCGCGAGCTGCTCGGCGACGCGCCGGGCACGGCGGAGATCCGCGGTGCGCTGCAGCGCGCGGTCGCCGCGGCGAAGAACACGCTCGCCACGACGGTCGATCAGATCGACGCGCTCGTGGACGCGATGAACATCGATCTGCCCATCGGCACGCGGCGCCTGGAATTCGCGAGCGACGTGCTCTCGGTGCTGGAGCAGTGCAAGAACCCGAAGGGCGTGATCGACTTCGACGACCAGGTCTGGTTGCCGGTGGTGCTCGGGCTCAACACGCGCAAGTTCGACCGCGTGTTCATCGACGAGACCCAAGACCTGAACCCGACGCAGATCGAGCTCGCGATGGCGGCGTCGCGGCGCGGCAGCCGCGTGACCGCAGTAGGTGATGACCGGCAAAGTATCTATAAATTCAGAGGTGCGGACGAACACGCGATGGACCGCGTGAAGCACCGGCTCAACGCGAAGATCCTCCCGCTGAGCGTGAGCTACCGGTGCGCGCGCAGCATCGTGAAGCTCGCGCAGCAGACCGTGCCGGACATCGAGGCCGCGCCGGGCGCGCGCGAGGGCGAGGTGCGGTTCGGCGTGCGCATCGACACGCTCTACCGCGAAGCGCAGCCCGGCGATTTCATCCTCTCGCGGGTGAACGCGCCGCTGCTCACGATGTGCCTGCGCTTCATCCGCGAGGGGCGTCGCGCGACCATCCAGGGACGCTCGATCGGTGACGAGCTCGCCGCGTTCGTCCGCAAGATCGACTGCGACCGCTACACGCCCGCGGGCGTGACCGTCTTCCGCGACTACGTGGACGCGTGGAAGGCGACCGAGGTGGCGCGGCTCGTGGCGAAGGAGCGCGACACGCAGGCGGTCGAGGACAAGGCCGCGTGCCTCCACGCGCTCGCCGACCAGGCCAAGAACGTCACCGAGATCGAGCGCGCGATCGCGAACCTCTTCGAGGACAAGGACGACGCGACGCGGATCATCCTCTCCTCGACGCACCGTGCGAAGGGCATGGAGCGCGAGCGCGCGTGGCTCATCGGCGACACGTTCCGCCCGACGCGCGGCATCCAAGAGGCGAACCTCTGGTACGTCGGCGTCACCCGCGCGAAGGGCTCGCTGCAGATCGTGAGTGGGGTGCCGTGATGGAAGACGTGATCTGGCTCGGCTTGCTCTTGGCGACGCTCGTCTTCGGCTACCTGATGGGACGCGCGGACGAGCGGCGCAACGGCTCGGCGCGGGTGCGGCGCACCGAGCTGCTCTCGAACGCGATCGGGCTCAAGCGGGTCGACAAGGTGAACCGACGCTTCGTCGGTGAGAGCGACAGCGCCTTCGCGGCGCGGCGTCGCGCCGGAGGACGGTGATGCGCTGGATGGTCGAGTTCACGAACGGGGCGAAGTCGTATGTCGTCGCCGACGACTACGCCGGCGCCTACGCGGCCGGGCGCGAGTCGCGGCCCGAGCTCTCGGTGTACCGCGTTGCCGGCGACGTCGAGAGCGACCCGAGTCAGAACAAGCGCCACGTGCGCTCGCGCGCTCGGTCGCGGCGCGCGCGGGCGCGCGGCTGGGAACGGAGGAACCAGTGACGCGCGCGCACCGGTTCGTGTTGGTCGTGCAGGCGGTGATGGAGGATTCGATTCACAGCGCGCGCATCCGCGCGATCGTGATCGCGTCGGCGCTGCCCGAGGAGTGCGTGCCGCGCGACCTCTGCACGTCGGCGCTGGAGCTCGCTGAGCACATCGCGCTTGGGCGCCCGATGCCGACGTGGCTCGAAGAGCTCCTCGAACGCGCGGGGCAGACGTTGCAGCAGTTCATCGACAACGCGTGAACGAAGGAGAGACCGATGGCTCGAAAACCGATGACGATCGTGGAGACGACGGTTGTGCGTGACCCATCCGGCGGGATCGTGGACGTGCCGGGCGGCTACGTGCTGACCGGGCGCGCGGACGGCTCGCTCGACGTGCGCGGTGAGCGCCCGGCGCCGCGCGCGAAGGACGACGACCCCGACGCGGCGGTGCCGGGCATCGGTCTGCCGCGCGAGCTCGACGGGCTCTTGGAGAAGCACCGCGAGGACATCGATCGCCTGTTCATCCGCACGCGCAACCGCGTCGGCGCGGGCATCCAGATCGCGATCAGCGCGCCCGGACCGCTCGCGGACCTCGTGTGCGTGGCGTGGTTCAGGAAGGGGCCAGGGTTCCCGCGGCGCGTGGCGTTCTGCCCATCGCTGCGCGCGTGCCTCGACCACGTGAACGCGTACGAGGACATCGCCGACACGAAGGGCGAGGCCGCGGCGGAGATCTGGCAGCGGCAGCAACGCGTGCAGAGCGAGGCCGCGGCGATCGCGAAGCGCGACGAGCTCGCGCGCGCACAAGCCTGACGCGGCATCGACCGAGGCATGATCGAGAGCGGTGAGGTGAGGCTGACGCGGTCCGTGCTCGGCTGGGAGCTCGGACCGGTACGGCGCGGGCGGCGGACGGTTCGGGTGCGCGTGCGATTCCCGGACCGCCCGCGCGCTCTTCGCGTCGATGGCGAGTGGGAGCTCGACGCGCGCCTCGCCGACCAGCTGCGTGGCGCGCTCTGGAGCGAGTGCGTGGTCGAGATGGCGAAGGACGCGATGCGCACCGCGCAGCGTAGGAGGACGTGATGACGATTCACGGATGGGAGGTGCTGAGCGTTGTGATCGCGGCGACCTTCGCGCTGATCGGCGTCGGTGAGTGGTTCTACCGGCGTTCGCTCATCGACGCGGCGCTGCACCAGAACCGGTTGCGCGCGGTCATCCATCGCAACCCGGGCTCGCGCGCGTCGCTCGCGGCCGCGGTGGAGCTCGTGGCACCCGACGCGCTCATCACGCGGTTCGTGGACGTCGCGCCCGGCAAGGTCCGCATCGAGGTCGACGGGCCGCTGTGGTGGTGGGAGCGGCGCGCGGTCATCCGCGCCATCCGCGCCGAGACGTCGTGCGGGGTCGAGGTGGACTTCTCGATCGAGCTGAGGCGACCGTGAGCGAGAAGTCAGAGCAGCGCGCGCAGCTGATCGTGCTCGGCGAAGTGGTGCGGCGGCTCACCGGGCGCGCCGAGCTCGTCCAGAACACGGCGACGCGCCACCCCGACCCCGAGATCGCGCTCCGGTCCAAGATCCGGCTCGACGCCTACGTGCTCGCGCTGCAGGAGGTGGCCTGGGTGGTCGGCGACGTGACCCGGAACGGCCCCCTCCGGGCGCCCACGAGCCCCGCTGACGCGCCTTCGCCCCCTGGGCGGGCAACCGGCCCCACCCCGGCGCCGGGCGCGCCCACGGCGGCTCCATTGAAAAACGTTATTCAATCGCCAACCGGGCGGGTGAAGCCGCGCCTGATGGGGTGCAACACGCACGGCTGCCAGGGCGAGGTCGGGCTTTCGACCGAGGTGTGCTCGGAGTGCAAGACCGTCCGCGGTGCGCCGCCCCGATGAGCCGGATGCAGCTGGTCGGCGCGTTCGTCGCGCTCTCGGACGGGCGCCTGATCCGCTTCGACTTCCCGGTGCACCCGAAGAGCGGGTGCGTGTGGCTCGCGCCGCGCGCGGGCGCGCCGGTGCGCCTCGACGGCCACGTCGTGAGCGATCACTCGGTGGGCATCCTGATCTACGCGAGCGACCCCGGCACTGCGCTCGCGAGCGCGAACGCGGCGTTCGCTCGGCTCGGTCTGTAGCGCGGCATCGACGTCGCCATGATCTGCTGCGTGTGCGGGAAGCGATACCGCAAGCCGAAGTACCCGCCCGAGTGGGGCGCGTTCTTCTGCGACTCGGCGTGCGCGATCAAGGACGCCGAAGAGCGCGAGGCCAACGCCCGCGCGACCAACGCCCGCGCGACCGAACGACTCGCCAAGGAGAAGAAGCCGATGACCGAGAACTTCGAGCACAAGCTGTGTGTGGTGTCGGCGCAGCTGCGCGACACGCTCACCGAGCTCCAGAAACTCAAGCGCGACCTCGCCGCGGTCCACGCCGGCCCGGGCGAGGTCTGGCACTGGCAGGGCGACGAGAACGATCGCCCTGCGAACCTCACCTGTCCGGTGGTGATGCACCCCGAGACGTTGCGCGAGCTGCTCGCGGTCGTGGAGGCGGCGCGGCGCGCGAGTGTCACGGTGGTGGCGAGCGACGACCAGATCGCGGAGCGTGGTCTGACCGAGGCGACTTCGTACGTGGAGGCGCTCGATGCGTGGCGCGTTCTCACCGACGCGCTCAAGCAGCTCGATCGGGGGTTCCGGTGATCGTCACCGACGCCTCACGCGCGCTGACGCTGTCGATGCACTACGACCCTGAGACCGAGGTCTTCGAGTGCCCGGACGCGTACGCGCTCGACGCCATCGACCCAGACGAGCTCCCCGCGGCGATCCGGTGGATCGCGTGGGACTTCGCCTGCGACGGCTACCAGAGCGGCCTGGAGTGGATCCTCGGCGTCACCGACATCCGCGACGACAACCCCCCGCACCGGTGGCTCCTCCGGCATGGCATCGCACCCGGGCAGCGCTTCGACGTGCGCATCCGCCCGACGATCTGGACCGGCAGTGGCGAGGACGTGGATCACGAGCGCGGATGCGCCAAGGTCGTGTGGATCGAACCGTGGTCTCCCGAGCTCGTGCGCGCGGCGTGGCGACGCTGGCTCCTCGGCACGCCCGAGATCGCGTTCGTCGAGCGCGGTGAGCTCGTCACGGTCTACGAGCCCGCGCCGCGTGCGCGCCCGATCGACATCGAGTGGCCCGAGGCGTTCGGTGAGCGAATGGAGCTGCTCGCGCCACGCCCCTGCCCGGAGGAGTGGTTACGCGAGTACATCAACCCGGAGCGTCACGTGATCGGGGTCGACATGGCGCTCGGCCCGGCGCGCGACACCGTGATCACGCTGCTGGAGCGGCGTGGCGATCACGTCGTGCTCGTCGATCACAAGCGCAGCTTCGATGTGCTCGCGCAGATCATCCAAGAGCGCCTCGTCATTGGACCCGATTGGCTGTTGATGCTCACCCCGAAGAAGTGCTCGGGCGCGACCTACAACGGGTGCGCGCTCACGCGCCCACCGAGGACCCGATGAGCAAGCGTCCCACCCACGCCGCCGACTGCCCCCGAGGCGATCCGCAGACCGGTATGATCGACGAGTGCACGTGCGGTGAGACCCAGCGCCGCGAAGCCGAACGCGCCAAGGGCAACGGACCCAAGACGCGCATCACGTTCAAGAAGAAGAAGCGGATGCGCTTCGACAACTTCGACGTCTTCGAGATCCGCGTCGACGGTGCGTGCGTCGGGGGCTTGAACACGTCACGCGTGAAGATCGGCTACTCGATCCCTCCCAACGAGAAGTTCGGGCTCGCGTGGAAGAACACCTGGGCGGATGGCGAGAAGTTCGCCACCGTCGAAGACGCCAAGCGCGCTGCCGTCGAACACCTGCGCAAGCAGCTCACGAGGACCCCATGACCGAGATCGAACAGAAGCCGTTCGTGGAGATGAAGTTCGTGTACCGCGCCAACCAGATCGGGGTGGATCCGGCGCGCCTCGGTCGCTTCGTCGAAGGGGTGACCCGTCGCGCGGTCGAGGAGCGGATCTCGGTCATCGAGCTCGCGACCACGCGTGAGGAGGTCTCGTTCACGTGCCACCTCATCCTCCACGGGGTGCACGTGCGCGAAGGCGATCTCGCGCCCGAGGACATCGCCGAACGTTGGCGCCCGGTCTTCGCCACGCTCGGCGACATCGTGCGCGACACCGAGGCCCAGTCGCACTTCGCCGAGCCCCCGCTCGGTGACGGCCCCTACGTGCGCGTCACGTACTGCGACGTCGGCGGCTGGGTGCGCCGCCAGCGCACGGTCCTCGTCTCCCCCGAGACGTACGCGCGCTGGGTCGAGCTCACCACCCAGCATGGCGCGCTGGAGGTGTTCGTGCGCTCCCCGATCGATCGCCTGATGAACCTCTTCTCCGCCACCGTGGTCACGACCGAGACGCACCTCGACGGGCACTACTTCGGCGCCGCGGTGACCTACCAGATGCCCGCGCGTGGCGTGCCGCTCAGCGAGCACATCGCCTCCGCGCTCGACAAGCTCCTCGCGAAGGAGCTCACGCGCTGCGAGGCCGGTTCGGAGCCGTCGTCGTGATCCGCTTCGTCGATCTCACGGACGCGTACTGGCTCGAACCGAATGGCGAACCCTGCTGCGCGTTCCTCGACACCATCGACGACACGTTCGTCGTCACCGACTACGGCGGGCACGTCTTCACCGCGCACGGCGACTTCCCCGACAACGACCTCGGACGCAGGCTGCGCGCGCTCGTGCCCGAGCACTTCTTCGAGCCACGTACGCAGCACAATGGAGAACGACGATGAAGTGCGATGCCTGCGATGCGCGACGCAAGACGCTCAACGATGGATTGTGCGAGCTCTGCATGGAGGGACATCGCACCGCGCTCGACTACTGGAAGGCGCAGGCGCGCATGGCTCATGAGCAGTGCGCGTTCGACTACAAGCGACACCTCAAGCTCGCTCGCGCCGTTGCGCAATTCGCGAAGCAACTTGCGCGTCTCGTCGACGGATACTGATCCGCGGCGTGCGTAGAGCGTCGATCGGGTAATAAGCTCTCAAGGTCACAATGCCTCGAAAACCGCTCCCGAAGCCGCCCCAGTACCCGTCGACGGTGCACGCCCGAGCGCGCACGTACACGACCGCGGAGGCGCGCCAGCAGCGGCAGCTTGTCGAGCAGCTCTGGGTGCAGGGCATCGACTCGCCGCGACGCATCGCGGACACGATCTCGCAGCTCGTCGGCTACAAGATGCCCCGCACGCGCGTCGAGACGTTGCTTGAGCGCGTGCGCGAGGAGCAGGCGCAGCTCGACGTCTCGACGCTCGCGGAGCGGAAGCGTCGGCAGGTGCAGCGGCTGCTCGACGACGCCCGCAAGGCGCGCAGCGAGAAGAAGTGGAGCGCGGTGGCGACGATCGAGAAGCTGATCGCGGACATCGACGGCACGATGGCGCCGATTCAGGTGCAGCACGATCACCGGGTGCAGCACGCGATCACGAACGTTCTCTCCGAGCTCACGCCCGAGGACTTCGCGGCGCTCGTGGAGGAGCAGCGTGCGATCGACGCGAAGGCGAAGGCGTTCGACGAGCTCGCGCCGACGAGCGTCGAGGTGGTGGTCGACGAGCCCCGCTTACCTGCGCGGCGCATCGACGCGGCCGAGTAGCGCGGCATCGAGGGAACCCATGAACCGAGACGACGACGCGACCGAGGCGCTGGTGGAGATCCACCGCGAGCAGATGAAGCTGCACCGGTGGGTGCGCGAGACGTTCGGCGAGAAGGCCGCGACGGATCGCCACGAGCGCATCGCGCGCTTGCTCGAAGAGGTGGTCGAGCTCGCGCAGGCCGAGAGCCTCCCGAGCACGAAGGTGCAGGCGATCGTGGCGCGCGTGTACGGGCGTCCGATGGGCGACCCGCGCGCCGAGGTCGGCGGCGTCGCGGTGACGCTGCTCGCGTACCTGGCGTCGCGCGATTGGTCGTTCGTCGAGCGGCTGCGCACCGAGCTCGATCGCATCTACGCGATCCCGAAGACGACCTGGGAGAAGCGTCACGCGCAGAAGGCCGCGGACGGCATCGCCATCGACCTCAGTGGCACCGCGCGCTGCCCATCGTGTGCGCGCATCGTGGCGAGCGCCGAGGTGGCGCTGCACGACGTCGAGTGCGAGTGCGTGCCGTGCGAGACGCAGTGCTTCGGGCAGGAGTCGCGTGGGTGCCGCGCGCTCGTGCGTGAGCTCGGTCGCGCGCTCGAAGCGAAGTTGCGAGGCGAGTCGTGAGGCCGGCGCCGACGACGGTCACCGAGGCGATCGACATGCTCAAGGCGATGGGCGTGGAGCCGAACACGACGTGCACCGGGTGCCGGGCGCGCGTGTTCGTCGTCACCTACTCGGTCGGGCGCGATCGCATCAGCGAGTGCGCTGCGTGCTCGCACGTGTTCGCCGTCGGGCCTGCAACGGACGAAGCGGCCATCATCGGTCCGGAGCTGCCATGAGCGGCCCGCAGACGATCGAGCCGAGCGGGCGCGCGGTGGTGTGCTCGCCTGGGTGCCGTCACCCGACGTGCGTGGCGATCGTGGAGGCCGAGGAGCGTGCCGCGGCCGAGCAGCTGCGTGCGATCGAAGAGACCGCGGCGCGCATCCATCGCGCCCGGGTGACCGAGCTCGTCGATCGGGTGCACGCGGGGATCATCGGCAGCCCCACCCTGGTGGCGCGCGTCGACGCGACCAACGCGCTCAGGGAGCTCGCCGAGCTGGCCAAGGCAGCGCGCTGATCGAAAAACGTTTTTCAATCGTGGCACCATCGGGCGATGCGCGACCCGGCCAACGAGATCCACGTACCCGCCCCTCCGATCAACCTGCTCACCGACCCGGTCGCGATCCGCGCGGCGACACGCCTGCTGCTACGCAAGGCCGAGCGCGCGCGGACGAACCTGCCTGACTTCTTCGAGTTCACGCTGCGCGACGAGCTCACGCAGGCGTACCTCAAGGTCGCCGCACACCAGCGCGTGATGCTCGACTTCATCGAGAAGCACGATCGCGCGGTCGTGTTCATGCCCCCCGGGTTCGCGAAGACGTTTACCGCCGCGGGCGTCACGCTGCACCTGCTCGGCAACGACCCGAGCTCGCGCGGGCTGCTCGTGTCGGCGACGCAGGGGCAGACCAAGGCGCCGATCGTGATGGTGCGCTCGTACATCGAGAGCTCGGAGCGTCTGAAGCTCGTGTTTCCCGGGCTGCGCAAGACGCAGCGCCAGGGCGAGCCGTGGACGATGACCGAGCTCACGGTCGATCGTCCCTACGGCATCCGCACGCCCTCGATCCTCGGCGTCGGGATGGACTCCGATCAGGTGCCGGGCAAGCGCAGCTCGTGGATCGTGGTCGACGACCTGCTCACGCGCGAGAACACGGACACGAAGGCGCAGCGCGACAAGATCCACACGTGGTTCGACTCGACGGTGCTCGCGCGCCTCGACCCGCGTGACGCGCGCATCGTCGTGCTCAACACGGCGTGGCACCCGGACGACCTTCTGCACCGGCTGGAGCGCGCGGGCTGGCCGACGCTGCGCATGGACATCGAGGGCGACATCACGATCCGCACGCCTCCGATCCTGCACTTCGACGGCACGATGAGCGACGACACCTGGGGCATCGACGACGAGATCTCGAAGTACATCCGCCCGCGCGACGACAGCAGCTACGGACCCGAGTGGGCGATCGTGCGCTTGACCACGCACGACCCCGACGAAGCGAACCAGGAGACGCTGTGGCCGGAGAAGTTCCCGCGTGGCGTCGTGGACCAGATCCGCTACCGGCATCTCCCGGTCGAGTTCAACCGCGTCTTCAAGCAGGTGTGCCGCGACGACGACACCGCGCTCTGCAAGATCGAATGGATCGAGGGCTGCAAGAAGAAGGCACGCGAGCTCGGCATCCATTCGATGCAATCGAAGCCGACCGCGAAGGCGAAGTGGGTGGTCATCGGCGTCGACCTCGCGGTGAGCCCGGGCGAGGAGCACGACGACACCGCGTTCGTGACGTTCGAGGTCTGGGCCGATGGCACGCGCTGCCTGCTCGATGTCGATTGCGGGCAGTTCGACGGGCCGACGATCGTCGACAAGGTGATCGCCAAGTGGCAGCAGTACCGCGTCGCGGATCTCGACCCGCTCGTGATGGTCGAGAACAACGCCGCGCAGGCGTACATCAAGCAGTTCACGCTCGCGAAGAACATGCTGGTCCCGATCGACGGCTTCACGACCGGTCGCGCGAAGGTGCACCCGGACACGGGCGTCCCAGCGTTCTTCATCGAGATCAAGAACGGCGTCTGGCTCTTCCCGAACGACGCGACCGGTGCGTGCCACAAGCACGTCCAGCGGCTGATCGACGCGTGCCTCTACTACATGCCGAGTCGCCACACGGACGACGCGCTGATGGCGATGTACTTCGCCCGTGAGCGAGCTCGCCAGATCGGCATCCCGAGCGGCGGTGACGCGAACAACGGCGGCGGGCTCGGGATCGACCTGATGTTGCGCTAGGCTCGCGCATCATGAGCGACGTGAGCAAATGGGCGGAATCGAAGATGTCGCCGCAAGTCGCAGCGAAGGCCGCATCGCGCGTCGCTGAGAAGAGCGGGACGTCGGTTGATCACAGGGCTGCGGCTGATGCTCATCGCAAAGCGTCGGCTGACTCGCTCGCGAGCGGCAACAAGAAGGCAGCGCGGGAACACCACGACAACGCCAAGTTGCACTCGTCGAAGGCGTCCGAGATCGAGCGCGACGAGCGTGGGCGCTTCGCCGCGAAGTAGGCGCGATCGAAAAACGTTATTCAAACGTCACGACGCGTCAGAGGTGCCCGAGCTTGGGCGCGGCATCGAGCTCAGTGGAGGTGCCCAATGGCCCGAGTGGTGATGTTCGACGTGATGGGTGCACGGTGGTTGCTCACGAACAGCGTGAACACGACACGGACCGGCGAGCTCGACGCCGCGGATGTCGTGGCGATCGTCGGAGACGGTGACGAGGTCTCGATCCACAAGAACCGCGGGGGGTCGGCGCTGGTCGTGGACTCGATCCTCAAGTGCGCGATCCTCCGCCACTGGCACGGCGAGGTCGCGAGCGAGCTCGTGAATACGACCGGTGCGCCGGACGCGCAGGCGCAGCTGCTCGCCGAGCTCGGTCGCTTCCGAGACACGGAGCTCAAGATGCGCGCGGCGCTGCGCGCGCGGGGGGGCGAGACGACGCTGCAGGCGGTCGAGCGCGCGGGCACGCAGACGCACAACGCGGATCTGCGCGCCTCGTACGCGGAGCGAGAGCGAGACGTGCTGCGCGCGGATCTGAAGGCGCGTGACCTGGCGCTCGCGGCGGTGGACGCGGTGCTCACGCGCGCCGGCGTCGAGACCGGCATCTCGCTCGCGTACCGCGTCGAGAAGCTCATGGAGCAGCGCGACGCCGCGAAGGCGCAGCGCGCGTACGAGGTCGGCGAGAGCACGGTCGCGCCGATGGAGCCGTGGGAGTGGTTCGAGGCGTGGGCGTCGCGCGTGCAGGCGCTTCGCATCGCGCTCAGCGAGAAGCCGCCGACCGACGGCGTCGGGATCGCGTACTCGCACGCGCCGAACAAGGCCGGGCACCGGTGGCGCGCGTACACGGGCAAGGGGGAGATGCTCGACGTGTGGCGCAGCGGCGTGAACCCGCGCTACGCAGCCGCGGACCTGGAGCAGTACTTCCGCGAGCGCGTGCAGGAGCAGATCCACGCGCGGCGCGCCGAGCTCGACAAGCTCGCGATCGCGGTGGGGCGATAGGCTCAGGCGGTGGGCCAGCTCTCGCAGCGTGTCGTGCCGTTCGGTCTCGTGCTCTCGAACGATCCGACGCCCGAGCTCTCCGCGGGCTACGTGCGTTGGACGATCTACCCAACCGATCCGATGAGCGCCGGCGTCGAGCGCATCACCTACGAGACCGAGGTGCGCGCGAACCAGCTGATCGTGCACGTGACCACGCACACGCGCCGGCTGCCGGATCACGTGATCATCCCGGACCTCGCCATCGACGACGATCGCGAGACCGCGGCGCGCTAGGCCGTAGAGGCGCCCGGGTTGGCCGCGTAGGCGCCCGGGCACCTCTGGGCGTGACACCGTCCCTCCCAGTGGCGAAGACGCGCCAGCGGGGCTGCAGCGCGCCCGGAGACGCGGCATGGAGGGGGCATGCCCCGAACGCCCATCCCCACGATCACGAACGCGTCGACCGCGGCGCGCCATTCCTCCGCGAGTGCGGAGCACTTCACTCCACCCACGATCATCGAGGCCGCGCGTACCGTGCTCGGGGAGATCGACCTCGATCCCGCGAGCTCGAAGATCGCGAACCGCGTCGTGAAGGCGACGCGCTTCTACGACGTCGCCGAGAACGGCTTCGTGCGGTCGTGGGCGGGGCCCTTCGAGGCCTCGCGCGTGTTCCTGAATCCGCCCGGTGGACGGCAGGAGCCCGATGGGCGGCGCGTCGAGAAGGGCGAGACGGGGCTCAAGGCCACATCGGCCGCGAAGGCGTGGTGGTTCAAGCTCGTGCGCGAGTGGACTGAGGGGCGTGTGCTCTCGGCGATCTTCGTCGGCTTCTCGGTGGAGATCCTCCAGACCACGCAGGTGGACGTGCCGCTGTACGAGCGCCCGCGCGAGACGGGTCAGCCGCGGTTCACCGAGTCGCTGCTCGTGCCGCTCGACTTCCCGATGTGCTTTCCGAGCCGGCGACTCGCGTACTGGCACGAAGGCGACGACGGGGAGCTCGTCGAGGGCAAGAGCCCGCCGCACTCCTCGGTGCTCGTGTACCTCCCGCCGAAGTCGATGGGTGCGTTCGGGGTCGGCGTCGCGAAGTTCCGGCACGAGTTCGGCAAGTTCGGGACCGTCGTGCGCCCGATGAACATGATCGGACCCGCGGGGGATCGGTGATGGCCAAGCTCGACCCCGAGGACGTGATTGCGAAGCTGCGCGAGGAGATCGAAGTGCTCGCGGCGCAACGCGACGCCGGGCGGCGTGCGCTCGCCGAGATCGAAGTGCGGCGGCAGGCGTCCATCGAGCGCGCGCGCGAGTCGCGTACCGAGCTCGAAGCGGAGCTCGCGAAGGCCGAAGACCGAGTCGCAACCGAATGCGAGAAGGTGCACACCGCGCGCGCCGAGACGCGATCGATCACCGCGCAGCGCAACCAAGCGCTCAACGACGTGCAGGAGCTCTCGAAAGAGCTCGAACGCGCGAAGGCGCACAACGCCGATCTGCTCACGCAGGTCGCGGTGCTCTCGAAGCGCGCGGGGCTCGAAGGCATCGACCTTGGGCGCAAGGGCAACCCGATCCTGCACTTCCGCGCGTCGGTGCTCGCGCTCTGCGCGCAGTTCGGCATCCGACCCGAGTACCCGAACGGGCAGGCGGGGCGCGCGCCCGAGGTGAAGCTCTGCGGCGTGTCGCTCGCGAGCGATGACGCCTACGTGCGCGCGATCTTCACGTGCGAGGAGCGCGTGGGGAAGCTGATCGATGCGGTGACGGCGGTCGTCGATGCGGGCACCGCCGCGGCCGGCGAGCACGCGATCGCGGGACTGCGAGCTGCCTTGTACGGTGCGATGCATGGCTGACTCCACGCGCGCGCTTCGGGTCTACGTCGCAGGATCGGGCAACGAGCTGCCGCGGGTGCGCGCGTGGCTCGCGGCGCTCCGCGACGTGGGGATCGAGATCACCCTCGACTGGACGGACGCGATCGAAGCGAACCGTGTAGCCGGTGGCGATGCCTCGCTCAGCCCCGAGGTGCGCGAACACCACGCGCGCGAAGACTTCGACGCAGTGCTTCACGCGGACATCGTCTGGTACCTCGCGCCGGTGACGGTCTCGCGCGGCGCCTACATCGAGCTCGGGTACGCGCTCGGGCGCCACAAGCTCGTGTGTGCGTCAGGGCTCGCGGTGCATCGTTCGATCTTCACGAGCCTTGCGTCGCGCGTCTTCGAGGCCGACGCCGAGGCTTTCGCGGCGATCGTCGAGTACGCGGAGTCGCACGGGCGCTCGACGCGCTGACCGCGGAACGTTCCGCGGTGGGGGCGATCTTCGCGCGTGTTGACCGCGGGGGTCGCTCGCGTAGCCTCGCTGGCCATGGCGACCTGGTACCTCCTCAACGACGTTCGCGTTGGCACGCAGCTCTACAAGGCCGGGCAGTACATCGACGACAGCCAGATCGCCTCCGCGCCGATCCTGACCGTCGGCGGAATGCTCTGGCCGTCGACGGATGCCAAGGTCGCAGCGGCGGCCGCGGTGGTGCAGAAGCTCCGGCTCCAGGGGCAGAGCGGCCCCGATCTCGCCGCGCTGATGTCCGACGCGGCCGACTCGACGCTCCAGGTCGCCGCGCAGGCGGGCACGGCGGCGATCACCGCCGGCACCACGCGCACGCAGGTGGGCGCGACGGTGCTCGCGGCCACCTACAACCGCATCGACACGTCGACGGCGCCCGCCGCGGGCTCGACGCTCGGTGACGGTGTGATCCTGCCCGCGTCTTCGACCGGCCGGGTCTTCGTCCACAACAACACCGCGAACATCGTGCAGGTGTACGCGCAGACCGGCGACACCATCAACGGCATCGCGGCGGCGACGGGCGTTCCGATTCCCCCCGGCGACGTCGCGATCTTCGTCTGCTCGGCGGTCGGCGCGTGGGCGTTCGACGCGGGGATGGGCGCCTCGGGCGTGCTGCCGATCGAGCTCGCGGTGGACAACGTGAGCGCGGCCGGTTCGACGCAGGCCGCGTCGACGCAGCTCGTCGCCGCGTACAACCGCGTCACCACCGCCACCGCGCTCCAGGGCGTTCGCCTGCCGGTGAGCGCGCCCGGGTTGGACGTGCTGGTCGAGAACCACACCGGCGTGACGATCGTCGTCTACGGCGCGGGCACCGATCAGATCGACGACATCGCCACGGCCACCGGGTTGCAGCAGATGGACAGCTCCGTCGTCCTTTTCACCTGCTACGGCGCGGGTAAGTGGTACACGAACGGCGCTGCGACGGGCTACGCGAAGAACCCGAACGGGTCGGTGGTGCTCGAAACCGCGCAGTACGCGGACGCGATCACCGCTGTCGGCACCACGCAGGCCACGGGTATGCAGCTCTCTGCGCAGGTCAACAACGTCACGACGGTTGGCGCTGGTACCGGCGTGAACCTGCCGACGAGCGCGCCGGGGCTCATGGTCACCGTCGAGAACAACGGCGTGAACCCGTTGATCGTCTACCCGGTCCAGGGCGGCTCCGAGACGATCAACGGCGCGGCCGCGGGCGTCGGTGTCTCGCTGCACCCGGGCACCGCGGCGACGTTCAACTGCACCGCGGCGGGCGCGTGGTACTCGCAGCCGGCGTCGCCGGTGATGGCGGTGCTCCAGACGGTCGCGAGCGTCGACTCCAACATCGTGCTCACCGCGGTACAGATCAGCGGCGCGGTCGCGAACGTCGACACGCAGGTCGCGGGCGGCACCGCGATCACCGCGGGTCGCAACCTCCAGCTCCCCCTCGGCACCGCGCTCGCGGCCGCGCTGCACGCGCCGACGGTGGGCACGTCGTACCGCCTGCGAATCTGCAACGCGCAGGGCGGCGCGTTCGCGTTCACCGTGGTCACCAACACCGGTTGGACGTTGACCGGCACCATGACGATCGCGCAGAACACGTGGCGGGAGTTCGTCGTCACCATGACGGCGGTCGGCGTCTTCTCGATCAAGAGCGTGGCGACCGGCACGTACTCCTGACGCGCGTCTCGCCTCGTGGCGGCTCCCCGGCCCCTCCCTGCTTCACCGCGGCGAGGGGCCGAGTAGTCTCTGGGCCTCGATGGCCGAGAAGATCGACATGCGCCGCGGGGATGGTGAGCCGGTGCCGTGGCCGGTCTGGACCGGCAAGCATCGGCTCAACGTGCCGACCGAGGTCTTCGACGCGCTCGTCGAAGACGCCCCGATGCGTACCGTGAAGCTCGCCGAGCTCGTGGCGACGCAGCCGACGCTCGACGCGCACGAGGCGAAGAACTTCAGCGACGGCGAGATCGCGGTCCCGAAGGGCAAGCGCAACCCGCGTGGGCTGCTCATCGACAAGCCGCTTGTCTTCCGCCGCGACGGCGAGGACCGCATCTACGACGGGCATCACCGGCTCGCGGGTGCGATGGAGCGCGGCGAGACGACCGCGGAGGTGCGCTACGTGGACCTCGACGCGGCGCGTGAGAGCGTCGGCGTGTCGCAGTGGGCGCGTGCGCGACGCTCTCGGGATTGAAAAACGTTTTTCGATCGTCGCGCGGCATACGATCCGCGCATGAGTCGAATCGGTCTCTCCGAAGAGCAGCTCGTCGTGGCCGAGCGCGCGCGTGACGCAGCGATGATCGATCACGCGCTCGATCGGCTCGATCGGCTCGAACCCGAAGAGGTGAATTCGCTCAACCGGCATCGCGGGCGGCTCGCGATCCGGCACGACCTCACGAAGAGCCAGCGCAACTGGCTCGAAGGCATCGTCGCGCGCCTCGGGCTCGCGCGCGACATTGGCCTGGTCGAGGACTACGCGGTGCGCACCTACGCGCCACCGGCGACGAAGATGGACGAGTACTGGCAGATGGGCGCCAAGGTGACGCGGCCGCCCGGGAGGCGCGCATGAAGAAGACGCTGATCGAGGAAGCTGCACGCGTGGATCGTGCGAACGAGAAGCCGCCGGTGACGTCGGGGATGATGACCGGTCCGTCGATGACGATCGCGTGGTCGCTCTGGGAGGCTGATCGCGAGTCGATGCGCAGCCCGGTGGATCTCGCGATCGAATTCACGCCGGACCCGGCGACTGAGAAGACGTTCCTCGTGGAGGGGCGCGTGCACATCGACGCGATCTGGGTCGCGAAGGCGATCGACCCGAAGGCGTGGAACGAGGTGCTCGTGCAGGCGGCGACGATGGTCGTGGCCGATGCGGCGACGCGTGACGCGCGGCTGCGCGCCAAGGTGAGCGCGCCCAGAGGCGAGGCGTGAAGGGGCTCGTCGGGGCGACGGTGGAGGCGCAAACGTTCGCCGTCATCACGCAGGAGCTCGCTGACGCCATCCGCGAGCACCAGGTGCGGTCGGCGAAGCTGCGCAAGGCGCGCAAACGCTACGAGAAGAGTGCGCTCCGCTCCCCGGCGCGCGAGCTCGCCCGCAAGAAGCTCGCGATCGCCACGCGCCACGCCACGCGCGCGGAGGTGGCGTTGCTCGTGCTCGCCGACCGCGAGCCGATCGCGTACCCGAGCGCGGAGCCCGCGCCCGAGGAGCCGCGGACGATCGGTGCGTTTGGCCCCTCCGCGGGCGTGCCGATGGCGCTCAACAACCGTCTGCAGCGCGGCACGCCCGCGGAGCTGCGGTCGCTGCTCTCGCGCGATTAGCTCAACAAATCGGGGCGTTATCAGAACCCCTTCGGGTGTCTCGAAGCTAGACGCTTGTGTCGTGCATCGGCACGCGTAGCCTCGCGGGCATGCCGAAGGGAACGACGTTCGACAACGATCTGCTCAAGCTGATCTTCCAGAACACGGCGATCGCGAACATCGGGAACGCGGGCGGGCTGCAGCCCTCGGGCGTTGCCGGTTCGCTCTACGTCGCGCTTCACACCGCCGACCCGAGCGCCGGCAACCAGTCGACCAACGAGGTCTCGTACACCGGCGGCTACGCGCGCATCGCGGTCGCGCGGTCCGCGGGCGGCTTCACGGTGTCGACGAACACGGTCACGTTCGTCGCCGCGGTGACCTTCGCCGCGTGCACGGGCGGCACCGCGACCGCGACGTACTTCTCGATCGGCTCGCTCTCCTCGGGCGCGGGCGAGATCCTCTACTCGGGGACGCTGACCCCCAACATCGCCATCGCCAACGGAGTGACCCCGCAGATCGCGGCCGCGTCCTCGGTCACGGAGACCTGAGATGCCGGCCCCTGCAGTGCAGAACCCGAACGACGGGACCGCGCTCGGCACGAACGAGGTCATCTCGAACGAGGCGATCGACCCGGTGCAGGGGTCGCGCGTCGACCCGAACATGCCCGGCACGCAGTACAAGCTGCCGCGCTCGAAGATCGCCGTCGGCGCCTACGGCCAAGACCAGGGCGACGCGTCGCAGGCAATGCCCCTGCCGATGCGCGACTACGAGCAGCTCCGTCTCGCGGAGACGGAGCGCCTGCGCTCCACCGCGCGCGGGCACGCCGCGTTCCAGCGGTACGCGTACGAGCAGATCACGATGATCGACGCCCGCGGCGGCGACATCTCCAACCGAGGTTCGAGGTAATCCCATGCTCGCAGAAGGTCTAGCCAGTCGATTTGTGCAGCGCGCGTCGGGCGCGCTCGTGGCGTCCATCACGTCGCTGATGTCGATGCGCGTCGCGCAGAGCGAGGGCGACGGCGACGAGCACACGCGCGCGGGCTTCCGGTTCATCGGCAACGCGGTCGGCGCCACCGGCATCGCCCCCGTGCAGACGATCCCGAGCACCGCGGCGCACTGGCTGCTTTGGAACCCGCTCGGCAACATCAACTCGCTCCTCATCGACGAGATCGCGGTCACCGACGTGAGCGGCACTGCCGGTGCTGGCGGCGCGTTCTACGGCTGCCTCGTCGGCCCCTCGCAGGGACCGACGACCATCGTCACCGCGAGCGCTGCGAACGTGTTCGTGATGAACTGCAACCCCGTCTCGGCGAAGGCGTCGCGCGCGCTCATCGCGTCCGGGCAGACGCTCGTGAACACCGCCGCCGGCAACTGGTTCCCCATCGGGCAGATGAACCCGAACGGCACGCTGCTCGCGCAGACCGTGATGTTCCAGCTCCCCGACGTGCGCGGGAAGTACATCGTGCCGCCGGGCTGCGGGCTCGCCATCGCCACGATCTCGCCCACCGGTACGACGCCGCTCTTCGCGCCGACGTTCAAGTGGCGCGAGTACGCCGTCGACCTGGAGTAAGAAGTGGCCGGCGGGCTTGGATCGCTGCTGCTGTTGATGCAGCGGACGGCGGTCCAGCCCGCTCCGCCGGCGCCCACGCGCCCGATGCTGCGCTCTGGTGAGGGCGCGGTCGAGATCCCGAACTTCCCCGGCCTGGAGTTTGTCGGCGAGATCGACGGACGACCGCAGCTGCGGTCGAACTCACCGTTCATCGTGCCTGTGCCCGCGCCTGCCACGGGTCGCCCGCAGCTGCGCTCTGGCGAGGGTGCTGGGCGGCCGCAGCTGCGCAGCAACTCGCACCCGTCGCTGCAGCCTGCGCCGCCGTGGTTCATCGCGCGCGGGCTCGCCCCTGGGATGGGCGGCGGGCTGCTCTTCCTGTACGCGCGCGCCCCGGCACCGGCGGCCGCCATCGCCATCAACGGCACGCCGCCGATCGTCATCGCCGCGGTCACGGCGGTCGGCACGTGCAACGACCCCGCTGCGAGCGTCGCAGGCATCGGCGCGCCGCTCTTCGTCGGGCTCGGCAGCTCGGCGGGGCTCGCGTCGGTCACAGGCACCGGGGTCGCCAGCTTCGTCGGCGTCGGCGCGTCGAGCGGCATCGCCACGGCGAGCGGCATCGGCGGCGCCGTCTGGGCGTCTTTGGGGGCGTCCGCGGGCGTCGCGTCGGTCTCGGGCGTCGGAGCCGCTACGTGGGCGGCTACGGGCGCGAGCACGGGCTCTGCGACGGTGGCGGGCACCGGGCTCGCGGTGACGGTGGCGGTCGGTTCGAGCATGGGCTCGGCGGCGGTCACCGGGCTCGGCTTGTGGCAGGTGCTCGGCTCGTCGACGGGAGCGGCGACGGTCGCGGGTGTCGGCGCGGGCACCTTCGCGAGTACGGGAGCGGCTGTAGGAGCGGCGACAGTCAGTGGGACGGGCGCGAGCACGTTCCGGGGCGTCGGGGCCGTCAGCGGGGCTGCAACGGTCACGGGCACGGGTTCTTCGACCTTCGCGGGGCTCGGCTCTTCGACCGGGGCGGCGACGGTCACGGGGCTCGGGCTTTGGCAGGTGCTCGGATCGAGCACCGGTCTCGCGACGGTCTCCGGGATCGGGCAGGCGACGAGCGGATCGACCGGCACGAGCGTCGGCGCGGCGACGGTCTCCGGGATCGGGGCGGCGCTCTTCACGGGCGTCGGCTCGTCGACGGGTGCTGCGAGCGTCGCGGGCACGGGCGCGTCGCGCTTCATCGGCGTCGGGTCGAGCAGCGGCTCGTCGAGCGTCACGGGCACGGGCTCGTCGACGTGGACCTCGACGGGCGCGAGCGCGGGCGCGGCGACGGTCTCCGGGATCGTCGTGCAGCTGATCGTCGCGACCGGTTCGAGCACGGGCGCCGCGAGCGTCGCCGGCGTCGGGCAGGGGCTGCGCATCTCGACGGGCTTCTCGAACGGGCTCGCGCTCGTCGCCGGTGTCGGCACGGTGCGCTTCCCGATCACGGACACGACGACGGGTGTCGAGGTCGTGCCGGTGCGCCTCGCGGGCGTGACCCCTGCGAACGTCTCGCGCGCGGCTGCTACGGTCACGGCGTCAACGGCGCCGATCGCGGTGGTCGTCGAGACGAGCAAGCCCCGAGGAGATCCGAGATGAGTCAGCAGAAGATGACGCGCGGCGACACCCTCGTGATCAATCTCGTCGTGCGCGACTCGAACACGGGCGCGGCGATCGCGGTGCCGGGCTGGACGTTCTGGTTCACGGTGAAGCGCTTCATCAGCGACCCCGACGAGCAGGCGATCTTCGCGGCGAAGACGGGCGACGGCTCAGGGGGCGTCGTGGTGACTGACGTCAACCTCGGGGCGGTCACGGCGACGATGCCTGCGATCTGCACGCGGCTCTTCCCGGACACCCCGACGAAGTTGCTCTACGACGTGCAGGCGATGGATGCGACGGGCGTGATCTCGACGATCGACTCGGGCACGATCGCGATCGATCCGAGCTCCGACATCACGCGCGCGGTGTCGTGATGCCGGTCGAGCCCGAAGACCCGCAGGACACGATCACGAACCCGCACTTCGTCGTCGGCTACGCGTTCGGCTTCCTCACGTGGCCGGCGATCGGTCTCGGGATGTGGATCGTCTCGAAGCTCGAAGCCTTCCGGCACTCGCTGCCGATCTGACGCAGGTGCGATAGGCTCGCCCGCATGGCGACCTTCTACCTCCTGAACACGGTCCGCGTCGGCACGTACCAGATGACCGCGGGCGACTTGATCGACGACTCGATCGACGACGTGACCGCGATCGCGACCGCGGGCGGCGTGCTCTGGCCGTCGAGTGATTCGGGTGTAGCGGTCGCGGCTGCGCAGTGTCAGAAGCTGCGAAAGCAGGGGCAGAGCGGGGCAGTGCTCGATGCGATCATGAGTGCTGCTCTCGATGCTTCTCAGCTTGCAGGTTCATCTAAACTCGGTCTCTTCGCCTCGACCCTCTCCGCGACCGGGCTCGCGACCGATGCGAGCATTACCCCGCGCACGCTCCGATCGCTGATGGTGCTCTCCCATTCGTGGGGGCACGGCAACGGCGTCTCCTCGCGCCTCGACGGTTTCCGCACGTCGCTCGACCATCGTCTGCGCTCGATGGGCCGCCCGGTGCGGATGATCGGCACGCAGTTCGAACAGTGCACCGACCAGACGTCGCCGCCCTCGCTCACGAACCCGCACGCGTTCATGTCGTACGGATGGCACGAGGGGCACGGCGGGATCGACCTCGCAACGATGGCGACGAACCTCGCGGGCTACATCGCCACCGCGGGCGTTGGCGCGCCCGATCTCGCCGTCGTGCTTCTCGGCACGAACGACGCAGCATCGCTCGGCAACTCGATCCACTCCGGCAGCATCACGCAGGGCCAGGCCATCGCGACGATGACCGCGGGCCTGACGTCGATCTTCAACCAGCTCGTCGCGGCCGGGACGCAACGCGTCTTCGTATGCGACGTCGCGCCCCTCGCCGTTCCGAGCGTGTCGGGCACCATCCTCGCCGACTGCAACGCTCTGATCGCGGCGTGGAACGCGGCGCTGCCTGGCATCCTCGCCGGCTTCGGCTCGCGTGCCGTTCCGATCGTGGGGCTGAACGCGATCACGGCCGCCGACTTCGTGAACGCGGCGGACCACGTTGCAGACGGGCACCCGAACCGACGGTGCGCGACGCAGATCGGGATCTTGATCGCGGAGACCGTCGCCGCGTACATCCACGACGCGCCGAGCGGGCACCTGCCGCGACGCGTGACGAAGGGCGGGCCTGCCACGCCTTCGATCGTGCTCGCCGCGACGACGGACGGCGTGAGCCTGAATCACGCGAACCTGAAGCCGCCCGGCGCGGGCTCGTTCTGCCTGTCGCTCGACTTCACCCCGACCGCGCTTCCGGCGGGCGTCCACAACATCTACCAGTACGCCGATGCCGTCGCGAACGGCTTCGCGATCCGCGCGAACGGCGCGACGCTGGAGGTGAACATCGCGAACGCCACGTGCATCGCTGGGTGGCCGCTTCAGGTTGGCGTTCCGGTCCGCATCACGTTCTGGGCCGACGCCGCGACGGGATGGGTGATGCTCGCGATCAACGGCGTCGTGGTGAACGCATACGCGCTCGGCGCCGCGTGGAGCATCAGTGTAAGCCAGTCGGCGTACCTCGGGTACGTGACGCCTGTGACGACTGCTGGCGCGGTCGGCTCGTACCAGCGCGTCGAGATGCGCTCGGGTGCGCTGCTCCCCGCGTTCGCGGACGCGGTTCGGTGGATCGAAGCGGACGCCCTAGAGTCGGGTCGCATTCCCGGACTGACGGGCGAGCTGCTGCTGTCGGAGGGCACCGGAGCGCCCGCAGAGACGCTCTCGACGACGGCTGCGACGATGGTCGGCAGTGCCGCGTGGGCCGCTGCGGGCGCGTACCCTCGCGCGTCGGACGACGGCGGCGCGGACCTGTGCGACCAGCAGCCGATCGGCAACGTGTCGTCGCTCGCCGTCGGCGCGGGCGCTCCGGCGGCCGGCGTCGGCGTCGACTTCGCGTCGAGCGTCGGCGGCATGCGCTACCCGGCGATCGCCTACTCGGCGCTCCTCGCGCTCCCCACTCCGCCCGCTGGGACGGTCTACCACTGCTCGGATGCGACGATGAACGTGGACGTCTACAACGCCGGCACTCCCGCTGCGCCCGTGTGGCGCCCGGTCGGCGGAGGCGTCATCGCGTCGGAGATCACTGGATTCGTCAGCGGTGCGACGCCGACGAACTTCTATCAGGGGCCCGCGGCCACCGGCACCGGGGTCACCGCTGCGGCGGGGACGTGGACGATCCTGCTGCGCAGGAACACGAACTTCACCATCGCAGTGGATGAGATCTTCGGCTGCTGCACGGCGTCGATCGCCGCGGGCGCGATGATCATCCTTCAGAACGCGGGCAGCGCGAACGACGTCTATAAGGCCGACATCACGAACGTCATTCAGTCGACCAATACGGTCAACTACTGGCAGAGCGTGCTGAATGCCAACGTTACGACCGGCACGGGGAACGGCGCGCGCGGAAACCTGATGCTGCTCTCGCTCGTGTTCGGTGCGGGCACGTCGATCCTGTACGTGAACGGCGTTCCGGGCACGACGAACACCACGGCAGGCTACGTCGAGACCGGCACGCGGGTCTGCCTCGGAGGGCTCGGCATCGACGGGTCGTACGGCTTCGGCGACGGCTCGATCGTGGGCGTCGCAGTATCGACGTCGAGCCTGAGCGCCGCGCAGGTACAGGCCATCATGCTCGACGTCGGCCGGCTCGGCCCGGAAGGGGCGCTGCTCAACTCTCCGCTGCTGACCTATGCGTACCTCGCGAAGAACGCTGGCGCGACGCTCGCGTCCGTCGTCGGCAGCGGCAACACGGGCGGCGGCGGTCCGACGCTCACGCGCACCGGCACGCTGCCAGTGGTTCCGTTCGTGGCGCCTGCGTGGGGGCTCGCCGCCTGACCCCACCGCCCGGCCCGCGGCGGGTGGGCGGAGATCGATCGCGATCTCTCGTCGGTGTAGCTTGCTCGCATGAGCGACCCCACCGAGATCCCGCCCCCGATCGACGACACCGCGACCCCCGAGGAGGTCGCGCCCACCGAGCCCGCGCCGATGGCTGCAAAGCCTCTCCGCGGGCTCGGCTACATCCCCGACACGCCCGCGCAGAAGGCGAAGCACCTGAGCGCGAAGCACCTGCTCGGCGCGCCCGTGCGGCTCCCTCCGGGCTGGTCGCTGATGCCGTACACGCCTCGATTCAAGAGCCAGCGCGGCTCGTCGAGCTGCGTGGGGTTCGCGATCTGGCGCGCCATCGAGACGCGCCTCGCCGTGCTGGGCATCCAGGCGCCCGAGCACTCGCCGCGCGGCGTGTACGACTTCACGCGGTGCTGGGAGCGCGGTGACGCGAAGACCCCGCTCACCGACGACGGGTGCTGCCCGAGCGATGGGTACGAGGCCGCGAAGACGTGGGGCGTGCCGCTCGAAGCCGACCTGCCCTCGGACGCGGACGCGCTCGACAACCACATCAACGACGAGCCCGACCTCCAGGCGGTCAAGGACGCGACGCAGTTCAAGCTGACCGGCGTCTACGAGATCACCAGCGACGGCGACTCGCGCGTGACCGAGGTGTGCCACGCGATCTCGCAGGGCTACCCGGTGCAGTTTGCGATCGCGGTCGGCAACGTCTTCCAGAGCTACATGGGCGCGGGCGATGTCGAGCCGGAGACGAACCCGCGCGTGCCGTGCAACCACGCGGTCATCATCCTCGCCTACGAGACCGACGCCGCGACCGGCGAGATCGTGTTCGAGGGGATCTCGCCCTGGGAGGACTGGGGCAAGGGGCTCGGCCGCTTCACGTTCCGCAAGGCGCTGCTCTGCGACTCGCGCACGTGCGACCTCTACGCGGTGACGGTGGGGCCGAAGGACGCGAAGCCGAAGCACAAGGCGACGCCCGACGACGCGAGCGCCGAGGCCGCGATGCTGGAGGTGTCGTCGTGATCGCGCGCACGGTGCCGGTGGTCGTCACCGTCGACCCTCCTGCGGTCCAGCT